CGAGATTTTTTAGAACTTTTAGAACTTTTAGTACTATTGCCCCAGTTCTTTGCGCCGACTTTTCTGCATTTTGCGATTGCACCGCTTGCATACGCACTTGGGAAGACTTTGTACCTAGCCTTTACTTTTTTGTAACACGCATCTTTAGCCACTTGTCCTCTCCCCGGCGCTTTAGTCACCTGTTTGGCGGTTTGTGAACGACTGATCGCCACTATACAAAGCTCTCTGCAACTGCCAGTCCAATAATTAACGCCCCAATTCCCCAGATGCGAAGATCAAGCCCTTTTAAAGTGTCCCTTTGTTCATTTAACCGCTCTTCAATACGCTTATAACGAAGGTTACATTCTGCTTCGTGCTGCTCGAGTCTCACTAACACGTCTTCGGATTTCACTAACATCTCCATCTACGTCTCGCCGCGCAAATACGCTTTTTAGGGGTTTTTTTACAACTGATATTGTGAGTTTTCATCTGACCTGCGGAGCGAGCACAGTATGACTTACGGCGCTTTGCCCCCGCTTTTGAGGGTTTCTTTTCCGTTACCGCTGTTTGTAATTTACTCCCAGGGTTTTTTCGACGGTACGCCGCAACCCCAGCCTTAGTCATGCCTGCTCCAGATTTAGTCGAACGGAAGTTCTTCTTGTTCCGAGCAGGCATTGTTGCTTTCTTGGCGGGCATTAGCCAAAGAATCCAGTTATGGAGTCAACATTAGTCAACGTAACATGGCACTCGCTTTCAAAAATAATCCCGTGATCAGGCACCGTTATCTGATTATCATCCGAAGTGTGGAACACCATAGACAACATAGTGGCTCCGCCACTCCCGTCTTTGAAAACAACCGCTGGAGAACCGCTGGAGGCTGTCTTGACGTAAAAGGATTTTAGCCGGGTCCTGCCACCAAGCAGGGTCCCCGTGGCTGTGGCTGTTTTAGCCGTAATTCCGCTAGCCATAGGTCACCCCTTTACGCGATTGCCGCGCCATTGTTGCCTACAACAACCCAACCCGCAGTTCCATAAACAAGAACCACGCCATCGCCTACATCAGCAAAGGTTATAGTAGTCCCGCCTGCAAGAGTTGTTGGAGTAAGAGTTCCATCGCCTCCGTCAACAATCATTGTAATGATCTTGACTTGCCCTGCCGACCCGTTTGCTAAAGTCAAAGCATCCGCGCCAGTTGTCGTAACCTCCGTGATGAGGTCCGTCAAATTAACCGCACCAGCACCGGAAAGTGATTGAACACTGCCCGTAATAATGTCTGTGTATGAAGTACCTGTAGTAAACGCACCTGTAGTTGTATTTTTAGTGACGGATACAAATCCGTTTTCGGAACGGACTGGGCCGCTGAAAGTTGTGTTCGCCATGAGAATCTCCTGTCGTGGCTAAGGTCAAATACGGGATGTATTTGTCAGAAGTTATGTTTGAGTATACACATAAAAAATAAGGACGCATAGCGTCCTTAAATGGGGGTACTCTCAAATGAGCCTTAATAAAAACACATTTTTAAAGATAAAAAAAGGGGCCGGAGCCCCTTTTTATTACGCCGCGCCGGGTGACCCGAAGATAGCCCGTGGATCCGAGAATCCAAAGCTATAACGCTCACGCGCCTTGAAGCGCATGTTACCTGTGTCGAAGTCCGCTTCCATGTTGGTTGAAAGAGGAGTCCGCTCAAAGTGGACAAATCCACGAGGAGCGTCAGTCATGACGAAGAATGCGTCTGGATCTGTGAGGAAGTCGTTGACGGCATAACCATCAGGCAACATACCCATAGAACGTAGAGCATTAACATCATTGTCTGCTGTACCAACACGAAGGTTGGAAACCATCAGCCGCTCTGCGATAAACTGAAGCTGACGAGGGATCACCAACTTAGTTCCGCGCAATGCAACTTTAAGCCCACGCTCATCTACAAAGCCTGCAATGTTGATCAATGCATCTTCGAGAGACGTTTCGTTAAGGTCAGCCGCAGTAGTCGGCTCGTTGGCGAAAGTTCCGCCAGACGTTAGTGGGTGATCGGTTGCACAAAGAGCAACTCCGTCGCCACCAGCACTCGCACCAGCAGTGAACGCATTGTTCAATACTGAAGCGGCCTTAACCTGCTTGGTGTGAGCCATTGAACGGGCAAGAGCACGAGTGTAACGAGAAGAGAGACGATCATACAGATTGTCTTCCACTGCTTCTTCAGTGATCGAGAATGCCAGAGCAATAGTCTCGTGGTTGTAACGTGCTGTGTAAGCTTCTTGTGCATCGTCAAAGTTAACTGATGAACCTTCTGACTTAGTTGGTGCAGCACCAAAACCTGAGAGCATAACTTCTTCTTCAAACGCACGGTCAGAAGATTCCGTTGTAAAGATCTCAGAATGTTGATTTTCGTACCGAGCGTACTCCATGCCGAAAAGGGCATTTAGTCCCGGCTCCAGTTCTTTCGCTAATTGTGCGCGAGAAATAGCCATTTCTTAATCCCCTTATACACCAGTTGTACTTACAGTACCCTGAACGATAGAGCCGTTCGGAGCATTGAAGTGGTTGTTGATACGGACGATCAGTGGAATACCTGCCACTGTAAAGTCTTCGTTATCTACATCATCTTGAATACCAACAATACGAAGAGCGTGAGCCGCCGTAGTAGCAATGGTATTTAAGTCTGCTGTAGCTGAAGAAATACCTGTGCTGTCTGTACCGCTATTGCCCGAAGCCATCTGAATGTTTGAGAACACAGCAGCACGAACTTCTGCTTCAGTATTTGCTGCTGCCACTACATTAGATGTAGCGATAGTAAACAACTGATTAGGGTTATCGTAGACAAAAGCCTTGACAGGGAAGTTTGAATCCGCGCCAGAACCAGGCCAATAGTTTGAAAATACTGTTTCACCAGTGGTTGAACTAACGTATTCGCATCCGTTAAACACACCTAAGATAGAGACAGTACCGCCAGCCGCAGCTTGCAGGTCGTCGATGACGCCAGCAGCCAACGGGATAACAGCCATCCCTTTGTAAATCTTGTTCGTGTTGTCGGAGGCTATACGATACTCAGTGGTACCGGTGGAATTTGGTGCTGAACCCAGCACACCTATGGCTCTTAGACCAAAGGCTCCATTAGAGTTAGCCATTAGAAAGCTCCTTTAAAACTACTTAGTGTCGCTTTTGCGACCGCCAAAACTAACCCGACTTGATCTATCCGAATGCATAGGCATAGACGGGTGTTGTTCTTTCATCATGTCTTGGTCAACAGCAGTCATCTGTTCGCGGGTCCGGATGCCGTAATACTCGGATCTTTCTTGTGCTGTTTCGGCAGGAATTCGACAGAGCATTAAGCCCCCTTGACCTATAACTCCTGCGTGTTTTCCCTCGTCAATGACGGGGTAATCATAGCCCGGAAACTCTTCTGCTCGAACCGGTTCCCATCCTTCGCGTAACCGCGTATGGACGTTCATCGTGTCCTCTTCGTTGCGGATTGAAGTCCGTATCCAACGATGTACAAAGCCCTCCGGGGCTGGTGGGGCCTCTAACCGACTTGGTGGGGCCCACGGTTTTCTGCGCTCTTCTTCAGAACGATTCTTTGTTGCGCGAGGTGCGCGAGTATTTGCTTCAGTCATTCTGTCTCTCCTCAGTCCTTAACGTACTTGGCGTACTCTTCTAAAGGAACACCAAGCTTGTTGGATATTGCCACCTGAGATGGGGATAGCTTGACTTTCCTGCGCCCTGATTGTTTTTTACGGGAAGCTGAAGTGTCAGCAGATGCGACCTGTCCACTTCTCCCATTTATTTGACCTGCAAATTTGTGCGGAAACTCCGAACGAATCTGCTTATCTATTTCATTGTAGTACTCATCTGAGGCTGGATCAAACCCTTCTTCTTCCACAAGCTTTTTGTGAATGCCAAAAGCGGCGTATGTCATCACCTCATCTTGACCAAACCAGTCGTTTTTTGACGCCCAGTCTTCAGCCCTTGGATCAGGTTGCGGTGCGGAGGATTGTTGCGGTGCGGAGGATTGTTGCGATTGTTTCTGTTGCGGTTCAGACTGAACTTGAACCCTTTCTTGCCGATCCTTCGCTAAACGATATCGTTCTTGTTCAATGGCTATCTTTGAAAGAGCTTCTTGAGCCTCAAACATTTTATCCACATCACCACGGTCATGGGCATCTTTATAAGCTTGTTTAGCAACGCTAAGTTGGTTATCAATCCGAGACCCATACTCAGTTAGATGAGCTTGTTTAGAGTTCTGCATCTCGGAACGAAGTTTTTCGTTTTCAGCGCGAAGCTCTTGAGCAAGACGGGTTGCCTCATCCTTGTCCCGCTCCTCCTGACGATATTTCTCTGTGAGTTTTTTAATACGTTTCTGTACGTTCTTACTGTACGTTTCTAACTCTCCCTCGGGCGCTTCTTGTTTAGCCTCTACAGGAGCCTCTTCTTCCTCAACCTCAACAGAATCTGATGTCGTCTCTTCAACTTCTCCAAGTTCAACCTCAACAGAATCCTCCGTTGAAATTACCGTTTCTTCTTTCAGATTTTCTTCAGACATTCATCACGTCCCCTGGTTCTAAAATAGTTGCGATGACCTCGTCATCGTTGATCACTCGAATCTCTCCGCCGTCAATTTTAAAGCGGGAGCCTGAGTAACGCCCAATGCACACCCACTCTCCTTCTTTGCACCAGGGCTCACAATCTTCCCCAAACTTTGCGGGGTCTTTGTAAGCTAGTGGTCCAACTTTAAGGACATAGGCAACTACAGTGGCTAACTGCTCTCGTCGAACAACTTCATCTGGAAGCACAATGCCCCCGTCTGTGGTTGCTTTTCCTTGATAAGGCATAACGAGGAGACGCCAACCTGTTGGCTTTGGGAGCCGCTCTTTGAGTGTTTTTTCTATTAAGGATGGATCAAGGACGCGTTCTGACGCTTCAACATAAGCGGCTTCTAGCGATGGCTTGTCCTCTTTGGTTTCTGGTTTTGCATCTTTCGCGGCTATACTAGCGGCGACGTGCTCCGGAATTAGCAAGGAACTCTTCGACATCGTCTTCTGTTTTCTCCAGCAGGGTTTTCATTTCATCGATGGCAAAAGCAACACCCTGTAGCTCCCCTACCATACTGCGATACTGCTCAAAAGTTTGAGCAGAACCGTTTGCTAATTGATCACACAAATCTTGTTCGCGTTCTCGCAAGACTTTATACAATGCCTGACTGAATTGCACAACATCCATTTTATAAAATGTCTCGTTCTGAGCTGTTATCAGTATCTGTTATTGGACCACCAGACACCCAAGCATTACATACTCTTTGAGAAGCACACTTGAATTTTAAAAACTGGCAGTACCCTATATCCCCTGCCTCAACTGAGGCATACGGGTCAGATCCATCGTCTCCAATCCCTTCTGCAATACACTCTTTAATCTTGTCAGTCACGTTGAATGCGGCACAATTTCCACAACGGCTGTCTAAAGCCGAATCAATGTCAGTATTAAACTCACTTGCAATTTTTGACCAAAACTCATCGTTTTGACCGACATCATCAAGTTCAGGATTTAAAGGACCGTAATCGTACTCGTCAATCGCTGTTTTTCTGTTGTCTAAATTTAAATCAATGTCTTGAGTTGCTGGAGGACAGGTATTGCCTTCCTCCGTCGTCTGCATCTTGTCAATAGGCGTGTCGCCCATTGTGATCGTAATACTGTACATTAGTAAGATCCGCTAAACTTTCTGCCAGTCAACTGAATACAGCCCCCTTTGCTGTAGCCTTTGACCATGCCGCCATCGCGGTAAGTTTCCGCTTTGCCTTCACGACGCCTTTCATAACGCATAGCATCTTCGAGAGCATCTGGTTCTTTCCCAGATACAGGCTCCATTGGAACACGAGCATACTTAACCTTTTTATCCGTGTATGCATCTTCCATCGCCGCAGTGTTTAATACTTTGCCACCTTTTTTAAAGCCTTCAACGCCACGGCCTTTTAAGATATCTTTCCGTGTGACTTTGCCGTCACCCGTTAAATCTGGGAACTTCTTACCGGGCATCACTTGCCTCCTTTTTTCATGGACATGATCTTGTCCGCTGATTTTAAGCCAAAACTAGCACTGACCGCTATAAACAGCAAATACTGATACCACTCCGGCAGTTGATTTAAGGCTGCAAAGCCTTGATTAACACGATCAATGATTGATACATCATCAAGCGCCACACTATATGCTACGGCAACGATTGGAAGAGCGAGGATAATTGACCAAAATTCGTCCTTCCAACTATTAGAAGTAGCATCAGCCATCTTTTTTTCCCAATCCGCGTCGTTCTGGATCGCGCTGATCTTTCGTTGTTGAATCGCTTTCTTCTCGTCCGCTTTGCCCTTGACGAAATCTTTTGCGAGGTCTATGGCGGGACCGATGAGCAGGTTTAACATGATTAGTCACCTTTTTTAGCTAAAGCACTGGCACCAAAAAATGCGGATACAAGCACCGCTATTGAGGCAAAATACGTTGGAGCAATATCAGCGATTAAACTAGCCGCTTTTTCAAGTCCAAACAAATCACATAGAAAAATACCAAAGGGATAAAGCAGTAAGCCAATAAGCGCAAACCACGCCATCGCCCTGATCGAATTGCGATTAAGGTCTTCATCTTCCATGCGACGACGGCGATCCTCAAGTTCAATAAGAGTAAGCTCATCCGGATCGAGAACGCCATTCCCGTTCGTGTCATATTTGTCAAGCTCCGTCATGCCAGTGCCTCCAGTGTATTCCCTGACGCTATAATAATCCTGCCCCTATAATTGTAAGTTATTGATTCGATCTTGTGTCGACTCGACTGCTTCTGCCAATCGATATATGGATGTTCCTTTGAATTCATTTGAGCCGGAGTAACCGGAGACACAACGTCTGGCTTTCGATAGGCGGGATGAAAAGGACTGATGAATAAGTCGCTCATTCATTGGCCGCCTTTAAGAGAAATAAGCCAAAGTAATAAGGCCACGGCCCCGCCCACCACACCGAGAATAGCAATGCCAACAGCACCATACATAAGTCCATTCTTAATGGCTTTTCGTTTAGCCAGTTTTTTAGCCTTCTCACGCTCCAGTTGCTTCTTTTTTAATTCCTTTCGATTGCGAATAAAGGTCTGATAGTCATCCCAAAGACCTGCGCGTCCGGCGTAGATAAACATTTGTTTTATCTCATATTCTTTTTTCTTGATGTCCTCTAGCGCCCAAAATGCGCTCATGTCGCCGTCTTTAGCTTTTTTCTCAATCGCCTCATGCGCGTCAGCCAGCTTCGTCAACTGCGGCCCCATCTGCCCTACAGATGTGACATGACCGGCGAGTTCTTTAATACCATTAATCGCTTGATTAGCCAGCTCGATTGCGGCTACCGCTTCTAGGATCATGGCGACTTTTCCTACCTTTGAGTGCGTCTCAACATTGCTTCACGCTGAACATCGATTCGCTCTACGTTCACATCATTCCTGTTTCCTGCAATCTCCTCTTGAGACTCAATACGAGCCGCATCTGTTGCGGCTCGTTGCATCATCTTTTGCTGTTCTAGCTGAAGCTCGGCTTGATCTAACTTAGCCTTACGCTCTACGTCCGCCGCTTTTATAGCAAGCTCTTGCTGTCGTATCGCTACAAGCGGATCTTGTTGATCTCCCTGTGGCATCAAACTTTGAAGCATTTGAGCGTTTAACTCTGCTTCAACTTGCGCGACACGCGCTTCAATGAACTCGGCTGTCATCACCTGCTGTGCTTGTGGGTTCTGAGCAACTGTAATCTCAGCTTCCTGCTGAACTAAAGCCCGCGCCTTGAAAGCAATGTGCTCTTGAATGTGCGACAAAAACATTCCATATGACTGCGGGGATGCCTGCACAATCGGTAACTGCATGAACTGTAAGTGAACCTGAATATGCGCGTCATGATCCTGTTCTTGGAATGCCTGAAGTACTTGCCCGGACAACGCCCTAGCATTCTCGATGCCGGGATCTGTAGGCTGGGGCTGTGGAGGAGGGGGCAAAATATCGTCGATATTCTGAACTTCCAACGCTTGATACATACGCTTGTACGCGGCATGCAGGTTGTGCATTTCCGGGTTGGATTGCGCCAACTGCAACTG